TTTAACGGCAAAAAGGTGGTTTTTTAATAAAAAAATAAATAAAAATGCAGAAAATAGACAATGACACCTATATAGTAGGGGGTAATTCTGTGGTGAGTTTCAGTGGTGCTGCCAAAGGCGCCAGCGCAGAGCCTCACAGCGTTGCGAAAATAAACGCATCGGCTACGGATTCCCATAACTGGTGCAACTGGGGCGATGATAACCAATATCCTAAACGCCTGATGGAAAAAGTGGCGATGGTGGGCGCTGCTTTGGGCGGATTGGAGGTGCTTACTTCGGCTCATTATGGGCTGGGGCTGAAGGTTTTTGAATTAGTGGAAACCGAGGGCGATGCAGAGTTTAGGGAAAAAATCCCAAGCAGTGAGCCGAATATCTATGATTTTTTTGATAGAACGCAGTTTGAATTGGTATTGAGCGATTTGGTGGCAGATTTTGAGTGCTTCGGCATTGCTTTCCCAGAATTTCTGCTCAGTCCGAACGGCGAAGAAATTATTTCCGTATCGAGACAGCAGGCGGGGTTCTGTAGGTTTGAAAAGCCAAAAAATGGAATGATAGAAAATGTTTACATCAATTCTGCTTGGGGCGAAACGGATTTTAACGAAAAAGATACCATAAAGGTGCGATGCTTCGGGCAGAATTTGTCCATGCAGGAAATCAAAGACTACTGCAAGGCGAAGAAAATCAGCAAGTTCATTGTTCCTATTGTCAATACCTTGATGATAGAGAAAGTTTATCCATCGGTCGGCTGGCATTCTTCGTTCAAAAACGGCTGGATGGATGTAGTATTGTCCGTTCCAGAGCTGAAAAAACGAATGTTTGAGCAGCAGTTTAATTTTAAATATATGATTCATATCGCTGATGATTTCTTCATTCACAGATACGGAAAGGATGAGTGGGCGAAGTTCGACAGTGAGCTGAAAAATAGATACAGAGAAGAGCTGGTAAACAGCATAGACAAAGAGATGACGGGGAATAAAGGAAGCGGAAAAAGTTTGATTTCTCCATTTTTTAGGGACAAAAACTCAGGAGAGCTGATAAAGGGAATTCAGATTGAGGAAATCAAGCAGACACAGGCTGGCGGTGATTTCCTGCCCGATGCCAGCGCTGGGAACTCGGAGATTTTGTTCTCTATGGGGGTAGATCCAGCCTTGCTGGGAGCGGGCGTTCCTGGTGGAAAAAACTTGAGCGGTTCTGGATCTGATAAACGGGAGGCATGGACGATACTTTGTGCGAGGCTTCCGAGGAAACACGCCCGAACACTTTGGGTTTTCAGATTGATTCAGAAATGGAATAACTGGAATAAAGACCTCGTGGCAAAATTCCCGAATATCAATCTGACAACCTTGGACAAAAATCCAAATGGACAAGTAGCAGTCAAGAATTAAATTACCAAAAGTAAAAGTTTCGTAATCAGTGCGGAAAATATAGTAACAATGGAAAAAATAACAGAGCAGAAAGCCAGAGAGTTGGTGAGCTTTCCCAAGAATTTTGATTTTGAATTGATAGACCAGCAGTATGGATTTGAGAGAAAGATTTTCTCCTTGGTAGACAAAGAAGTATTCCAAGAGCTGGAAACCTCCAATCCTACGGCTTATAATAATTTGGTAACGGCGGGGCTTCATTACAGCTTTGTTTTGTCGCTTCCGAGGATAAAGGTTCATCTGAGTAACTATGGAATCAACCAATATGAGCAGGGAACGACCAAGAATGCCAGCTGGTGGGATGTTCGTGACTTGGCTTTGAGTTGGATCAGAAAGGCAGATTTTTATTTGGCAAAAGCCTTGAATCTTTTGGCGGAAAAACAGGAACTGCCTTTTTTCAAGAGAAGTTTCTCGCTTCTGCCATTTTCTGAAACGGGATATTATTTCGGAGAAACCTCTCCAGAGGTTTATTTGAGGCTTTCAGACCTGATGCGTGGAGCTTTGGATGAGTTCCTTTCCAAAATGAAACCTTGTGAAGCAGATGTTCTTCTGGGCGATGATGTGCTGAAAAATTTAATAAAAAAATACTGTATTGATAAATCAATAGCAGATGCCACAGCAGAGCAGGGGTTTCTGTTTATCAGTACAGGAATCGTGGCACAGTATGAGGAATTGCCGTGGCAGAAGTCTGTAGTGCTTACAGATGAAGAAAAAATAAGATGTCAGGAACGCCATCTGAGGGGAAGCGAAAGGTATCTTACGCAAATTTGGGACTATCTGAGCAAGAACAAGGACAATTTCCCTTGCTGGAATGCCGAGGACTCTCAGCTAAAAGTCCCTATCATCGCAAAAAAAGGAGGTCTTTTCTTGTAATATCTTGTCTTTTTTTAGCACCCTGCGGGGTGCTATTTTTGTTTTTGTGATTACGGAAATACATACAGAAGATTTGCATTATTGCCCAAGCACAGAAGTGTTTGGAGGTATTTTGGTGAGGCTCTACTACGCTTCTGTTTCGGACTTTGCGAAAATGGTTCTTCCCGAAGCGGAGGGCTACGAAGACAGCAGGAGAATTTCTAAAGGAAATATTTTACTCAAACACGGGAAACGCCTAAAGGCTGTGGATGTTTATCTAGACCAAGGTTCTCTATCGGAGAAGGTCACTGGCAATGCAAAGAGATGGAAGCAGATGAGCGAGCTTTCGTTTCAGCTGACAGGAATGACGCCTAGAAACCTTGGTTTTCTTTCCCAGACGGGAAATTCTGGGCTGGTGTTTTTTGTCTCGGATAGTAACGGCAGAGTTTGGGTTCTGGGGAATCTTAGGAACGCTGCATACCTTACCAGTGGAGATGCCACTTCTGGGAAGAAATTCGAAGAGGACAACATGGTTAATTTCACTTTTTCAGCCAATACAGGGCTGTATGAATATGCAGGAAGCATCGCTGAAATAGGAGAGATAGGAGAAAAGGAGGAAAAAAAACAAGTAGGAGGATTCTCCAGAGGATTTAGTAAAGGATTTAGAATATAAAGGACTATGAGCAACATAACAACATTAGAAGAAATCAACCAACTTCTTCCCGATAATAATAACGGAGCAATTACAGAAGCAAACCTCCGAAAGTGTTTTGAGAAGACTTTTACTGAATTAGATAGAAAGGCGGATGGCGGAGCAATTGGTAATATGCAGAGTCTAATTCAACACAGAGCAAGTGTAGATGCTTCTAATATTGAAGCTGACAAGTTTTACGAAGCAATAAAACCATTTATTCCTACATCCAGCGGAGGAGCGAGCAGTAGTGTAGCAAGTAGTAATGTGGCAAGTAGTCACCTTACTTCAACGAATGGCGCTGGGCTTACCCTTGGAGCAAATTGGTTCATCGATACGGTAGGGTTTTATTACTCTATCAAGGGACTTTCTGACAAGTCGGCTGACAATAGTTTTGACAGATTCCTTATTCAGGATGCTGATGGTAAGGTGGAGAATTTCCTGCTGAACAAACTATTTAGTAGGGCTTACGACTTGGAAAACAAGGTAAGCGACAAGGCTTTTAATGGCTACCTAATGTACAATCCTACAACAAAGCAGATAGGGTTTTCAGATACAGCCAAAGTCTCTACTACATTCAATGTTCCTGCGACTATCAATGTGACTGTGAAGAATACTTTATCCAGTATCAATGTTACAGCACCAGCGAATAATCAATATTCACAAGATATAAAGAATACCATAGAGAAAATAAAACAGCTGGAAGATATAGGATTTACGCCTGTTCTTGCCTCTGAAATGGTTATAAGAACACTGGATAGAAGCAGATTTCCACAGGCGCTGATAACCAAGAATTACCAACTGCCTATGCCTTTTACTTTGAGCGATGGAATGATTGTAGGTGCGAGGTCTAATGCTTTTCCAGCTGAATTTAGGAATAATGTTTATATGTCTACACGCGAGGGCGAAGCGCTTTATTCAGTAGGGATAAACAAAGAACTTCCTACGGACAGAAATTGGATTTTTAAGTTTAGAACATATAATAGCCCTTCTCTGTTCCGTATAGATAGAACTTTTGGAGCGATTCATTTTGCTGACTCGCTTGATGCATCACCAAAGTCTGATTTAGCGAATGATTTGGTAATAAAAGATGCGTGGTCAAGAGAAGCTGTTTCTCTAAATAGTCGGATTTCATCTCAAACCGTAATTAACGAAACAGATGGCTTTGCTGATATTTACCTAATAAAAGAGGGAGGTTTGATAACGCTTTTTGCCCTAATGAAAAACACAGGGGGGATGCAGATGACTACATTCACAGCGCAAAGCACAGACAAATACATCCACTTTGTTACGCTGTTCTCAAGCCTTTCCATTGCTGATTTTGTGATAAAGGATATAAGCTATAACATTCAATAAAACAATATAATATGAACGAAAATTTGATTATACCGAAGCAGGTGCAGGGGATTTTAGAGGAAGTAGAGAAAACACCGCTTTATCTTGCGGAGTTGCCAATGGAAGCACATCCGAAACTTCCACAATTTAACCGATTTATCCGTGTGACTAACTTGGACGCCAAGAGCGAAAACGAGTTTGTAATGTTCGGATATAAGCAGGTTTTAAAGGATAAGGATACAGGCGAGGAAATCAATATCCAACTGCCTGCGCCTGAATGGGTGGTTTACAAGGACACTTGGAGTTATCTGCGAGGGACAAAGAACGAGCTAATCAATGTTCCTGTGAAAGATGAAGAAGGCAATGCTACGGCAGAAACACAGCCAATAAAAGTCAGCAGTTATAAGTATATGCTGTGGTTGATGAAAAACAACAAGGCTACGCTATTGCAGTTAATTCAGGGATATTTGGCTGACTTTGTGAGAACAAAAAACGAGGAATTAGATAAGTTATGAAAGGCATAGGCAAGTTTATAGGTGGGCTGTTTCTGTTCCTTATAGCGTGGGCGCTGTTTCTTCCTTTGTCGTTACTGAATTTCTTGGCTGTGGCGATAAAGTTCAAGGATTTAGGTTATTTCAAGAGTTCGGCGGTCAATTTAGACCGCTTCGGAAACTCTGAATTCCGAACTCTTTTTAACTTGACTTTAAAGAAAAAAGAGGGCTATAAATTTGGAAACATGGAGGAAACTATCAGCTCGGTTTTGGGCAAAAACCAAAGGGATAACACACTTTCATTTGCTGGTAAAGTGCTGGTATTCATTCTTGATACGATAGATAGAAATCACTGTAAAAAAAGCATAAAAGAATTTTAAATATGAATATAAAAGAATTTATTGTGGACAACCTGGTGTTGTTATACAAAGGGAGTTTTTCGCAGAAGTTGTTGGCATCAGCACAGTTGTCACTAGCGCCAGCGGCAGCGCTGACTCTCACGGAGCGAATCAGTGGATGGTATGTAGAAAGTGAATTTTTCTTGTTCTGCTTGTGCGTGGTTTTAGCGATAGACCATATTTTAGACAGTTATGTTCACTTGATAATTCTTAAAGATTTCACATTCAAAGGGAATCTCAAAGAATTGATTACTAAATTATCTATTATTTCAATGGGATTTATCATTTTATCTGTTATCAATAAGGTTTTGGAGCCGATAGAGTTTTTCAAGAGTTATTTCAGTGTGTTGGTTCAGCTCATGGTTATTCTCTATCCTGGTGCTACTGCACTTACAAACATGTCGGTTGTTACAGGGGGAAGATTTCCGCCGAGCGGACTTTTGGATAAAATAAAAAACTTCCACAATAGTGGGGATATTGACGATTTAAAAAGCAAAAAAGATGAAAAGTAAAATCAGCCACAGAATAGGATTCTGGCTCCTGCTTGCTTGTCTGTTATTGTCCATGGTAAGCTGTGGGAGCCGAAAGGCAGTCCTAGAAAAAGAGAAGTCAGAAATCAGCATTCACGAAGCTGAAAGAGAGAAAAAAGATTCCACGGGAATTTCCCAAACTAGGGAACACGAGGAATATAGCAGTATCAGTATGGATTCTAGTTTTAGTATTACTCCGATCGGGAATACACCTGCGGAATTTTCATTTTTCTACAATGGTAAAGAAGTCAAGGGAAAGACCACAGGGAAACTGGATTTTAATAATAAGAAAGATTTGTTGAATAAAAAAACTGACACCTATAAAACAGATACTGTTGCAGTAAGCACCGATAAAGAAAAAGAAACCCAGACTAAAGCAAAAACAGAAACCAAATCCAAGCAGACCGAACGGAGGGAAAGCTGGTGGGTTTATTTCGTAATATTTGCTGCGGGAGGTCTATGCTGGGAATTTTTGAGAAACAAGATATTTTAACCTTAAAAAAAATAAGAACATGAGTACATTAGATGCCTTAGGGCTTATTTTCATCGGAATTGGGATTGGTTTTGCGCTGACCAAAGGCTGGCAGCTTCATAAGTCCATTAAGGAGAAAGTCCGCAGAGATGCCGAAGAAACCGAGAGAAAAAGAAAAGAAGAACAAACCCAAAATCCATAAATATGAAAACAGTATCCCATTTTAGAAACAGATTCGGGCTTCCCAATCCTGCGGGGGCTGGTTATTTGGTAACCATAGACCTGCCGTATCCTATGCGGTTGGCTTGGGACAAAAACCAAATAGTAAGAAAAATAACCTGCCACAAGGAAATAGCAGAGCCGTTGAAAGCCGTATTTTCTGATATTCTGAAACATTACGGACCAGATAAAATCAGAGAATTGGGCATTGATATTTTCGGAGGCTGTTTTAATTTCCGAAAAATGCGTGGGGGAAGTGAGTTTTCAGTGCATTCCTGGGGACTTGCCATTGACCTTGATCCTGAAAGAAATCAGCTGAAAGAAACAGCCAGAACAGCCCGTTTTGCCCGACCAGAATACAAAGCAATGATTGATATATTCTACAAACACGGCTTTATTTCGCTCGGAAGGGAGAAAAACTATGACTGGATGCATTTCCAGTGGGAAAAATTTTAGTAAAAAATGAATCAAATCAGCGTTCCAGACTGCTGGGAGGAGCTTACGGATTACCAGCAAAGAGAGATTATCCATATCATCAGCCATACTGATACGGAAGATTTTACCGAGCAGTATATGCAGATAGTGCAGATTCTTTTGATGAAAAAAGGAAGTATTTGGGAGCGTATCAAGATGCGGAGGGTTTTGAAAAACATACCAATTTCCAATTTTGCCCCAGCTCTTAAATTCATCTCCGAAGAGCCGAAACTGCATCATTTCCCAGAAATCAAAGGCTTGGTAAAACCTGCTGTAAGAATGGGGGATATTACTATAGAGCAGTTTTCTGTCTGCGATACCTTGTTCTATCGTTACCAGACGGAGAAAAAGGAGGTGTATCTCCGCCAGCTGGTGGCTGCATTATATCGGCTGGACCCGAAGAGCGAGAGCAAAGAACCAAGATTTGACAAAAATCTACTTCCGAAAGTTGCCGAAATTACAGATAAAATAGATGTAAAGGAAGCCGAGCGGATTGGCTTTATCTTCGGGTCGGTGAGGATGTATATTGCCAAGGTGTATCCGAGCATTTTCAAGAGCGACACGCCACGCTCAGAAGATCAGCCTGTATTCGTGGCCAAGAAAAAATTCACTCCATTTTCTCAGATTGTAGTGATGATGGCGGCAGATGAACTCCGCCTGCTGGGGAACTTGCACGAGTGCCAGAAAACTCTGCTGTATGATTTCATGAATGCATTTTTGGAAAGCAATAAAATTCATAAACTGAAAAACAAAGCATAATGAGAGGAACATCTTATTTAGAGTTAAAGAATTACTTTAACCAAATCGTGGAAAAATCTGAATTCTTGGAGGATTTTATTGGTTATTTTTCAAGAGAGTTAAGGAATAAAGAGCAGAGTTCCAGAGGAATTCAGTTTCCGTGCTTGGCTCTTTTTAATTATAATTTTGGGATTGAAGGGGAGCAGATGGCGACTTCATCAGCGGTGCGAAATCTGAGTTTCGCTATTCTTCTGGATGCTCCAGCAGATGACTACGAAAAACAATACGAGGCGATAGATAAGGCGGAAAAACTAGC